TGTAGTAGCTAACTTAACTAACTTAATTGGTTCACTTGCAAATGGTGGATTTATTGGATTAGTTGTGTTAGTACTTTTAGCATCATTTTTTACAAATGGTAAATAATTAGTTATTAACTAAATAAAAGAAAGGCGCCTTATGGCGCCTTTTTTGGTCTTTTAATTTTTGTTATATGTATTAAAGAATAAACATACGCGCTTCCCAATAAGACGTCCCTGATAATTAATTAACCCTTATTAAGGTTTTTAATAACCTTATTTTTCGTATAAATTTATTAACGAAACTCGAAAGAGATAAACACTTTTTATAAAATGGCAAAAGGAAACATTTTAAAAGAAGCTATTGCTGATGCTAAAACTGTTCGTGAAGTTGCTCTTCAAAATGCAAAATCTGCTCTAGAAGAAGCTTTTACTCCAAAACTACAAAACATGTTATCTGCGAAACTATCTGAAGATTTAGATGAAATGTACTATGATGAAGATGAAAAAGATATGGATGAAATGTACTATGATGAAGATGAAAAAGATATGGATGAAGATATGGATGAAGGACATGGAATGTATGATGAAGATGAAAAAGATTCAATGGATGAAGAAATTGATTTAGAAGAAATTCTTAATGAATTAGAATTAGAAGAAGGCAAAAAAGCTGACGAAAAAGAAGAAATCGACGAAGCTAAAGATGACGACAAAGATGACGTCAAAGAAGCTAAAGACGATGAAGAAGAGTTAGAAGAAGCACATTACGTAAATCCTAAAGCATCTGATGTACAATCAATAGATTATGGTACTAAGGTAAATGAGGATGAAGAATTTGATTTAGACTCTCTTCTTAAAGAAATTAACAGTTTAGATGAAACACCCGTTCGTGGTGCTGCTAGAAAAGGTATGAGAGTTACAAAATCTACTCGAAAAGCTATTCAAAACAGAAGAATGAACGAAAATAATAGAAACCAAAATACAGGATGTAGAGAACAAGCTTCTAAACTTCATAAAGTTACAAGAGAACTTAATGAAACTAAAAAAGCTTTTACTACGATTCAAAACGAACTTAATGAAGTTAACCTATTAAATTCTAAACTTTTATATGTTAATAGAATCTTTAAAGCAAATCATTTGGATGAAGCACAAAAACTACGTGTAGTTGAAACTTTAGATAAAGCTGATAGCACTAAAGAAGCTAAATTAATATATGAAACAATCAAAGATACTTTCAATGTTGCTAAATCAAAGAAAGCATCTAATAAAAAACAAACGAAAACTATAAAAGAAAATTTTAAAGGTATGGCTTCAAAAGCTGCTGGCGTGTCGAGAACAAAAAATACAGCACCTAAAAGAGCTATTATTTCTGAATCTGATAATTTAGTAAATCGTTTTCAAAAATTAGCAAATATTAAAATAAGTGAATAATAATTTTTAAATTTTTTAACAAAATGAGTACAGTTAATAGTTTATTAGAAGGAGCAAATCCCTATAAAGCTTTACAAAACGAAGCCAGCAAATTAGCAGGTAAGTGGGGTAAATCAGGCTTATTAGAAGGAATTGAATCTTCTACAGAAAAAAACAACATGGCTATGCTTTTAGAAAACCAAGCTAAACAACTAGTAAATGAAGCTAGTTCTACTGGTACTAATGCATCTTATAATGCAGGTATTGGTACAGCAGGTAATTCAGAAGCATGGGCTGGTGTTGCTCTTCCATTAGTACGAAGAGTATTTGGTGAAATTGTTGCTAAGGATTTAGTATCAGTTCAACCAATGAACTTACCAGCTGGATTAATCTTTTATTTAGATTTTCAGTATGGTACAAATGATAATTTTAAAACAGCAGGAGATTCTCTTTATGCAGCATCTTCAGATCTAAAGAAAACAGATCTACCAGCAGCAGGAACAAACAAAGCACTTTATGGTGCAGGTACGTATGGTTATTCAATGAATTCAGCTTCAGTAGCAAACTTAGAAATTACTGGGGGTGGAGCAGGTGAATATAATGCTATCAATAGTGTTCTTGCAACAACTTTTATTAGTAATGTTTCAGCATCTTTTGGTGCTTTAACAGCAGGTGATTCAGCATCAGTTGATTTTGATCAAGAATTTATTGATTCAACAACTATTGGTGGTGATTTAACAAAAGTTGATATATTAAGAGTATCTACAGCTTCAATTTCAAACTTTGATCCAGAAGCAGTAAAATCATTTAGAGTTGCAGGTGTTACTACATTTAATCAATTTAACAGCTATGTTAACACTAATGGATATGTAGATATATTTGTATTAGGATCAGAAATGCCTGCTACAGATACAAATACATTAGATGTAATTTACTACAAAGGCCCAGATAACTTAGATGATAGAGGTGACTTTGAAGAAGGTAAATCAGGTGTATCTAATGGATTTGCAAGTAATGGAAATGTTTCTACAATGAATATTCCAGAAATTAATGTTGAATTAAGAAGTGATACAGTTGCTGCTAAAACACGTAAATTGAAAGCACAATGGACGCCTGAGTTCGCTCAAGATCTTAATGCTTACCATTCAATTGACGCTGAAGCAGAATTAACATCAATCTTAAGTGAATATATTTCAATGGAAATTGATTTAGAAATCTTAGACATGTTAATCTTAAACGCGGATACTAATTCACATTGGAGTCTTAAAATAGGTGAAGAACTAAGTGATACAGGTGTTATAACAACAGCTGCAGGAGGAGATGGAACTTATTACACTAAAATGTCTTGGTTCCAAACATTAGGTGTTAAATTACAAAAAGTTAGTAACATTATCCACCAGAAAACATTAAGAGGTGGTGCTAATTTTATGGTAGTTTCTCCAAAAGTATCTACAATCTTAGAATCAATCCCAGGATTTGCTGCGGACTCTTCAGGAGACCAAGACAAATATGCTATGGGTGTTCAAAAGATTGGTGCTATCAACAGTAGATATACTGTATATAAAAACCCATATTTAACAGAAAATATGATTCTGATGGGTTATAAAGGTAGCCAATTCCTTGAAACAGGTGCAGTATTTGCTCCTTACATTCCTTTAATTATGACACCTCTAGTGTATGATCCAGTATCATTTACACCTAGAAAAGGTATCATGACTAGGTATGCTAAGAAAATGGTACGACCTGACTTCTATGGTAAGGTAACTATACACCATTTAGATGAATTATAATAAGTAATCTAAATAATTTTTAAGAAGAGCCGCAATAGCGGCTCTTTTTTTTATATGTATTATCAAACGTTATATTATATGGCTAAACAAAATATTGATAAAAAACCACCAAAAGGTTCTATAAAATTTTCTTTAAGTTTATCCCAAGAACAAAAAAAAGCTAAAACAGAAATATTAAAATATCCTTTTAATTTTATAGTTGGAAAAGCAGGTAGTGGTAAAACATTATTAGCAGTTCAAATTGCTTTAGATCAATTCTTTAAAAAACAAGTTAATAAAATTATAATAACAAGACCAACAATATCTACAGAAGATAATGGATTTTTACCAGGATCAGAAAGAGAAAAAATGGAACCATGGTTAGTACCTATTAGATCTAACATGCGAAAAGTCTATAACAAACCTCCTATTTTAGAAAAAATGGAAAAAAATGAACAAATTGAATTATGTTCATTAGCACATTTTAGAGGACGTACATTTGATAATGCTGTAGTTATAGTAGACGAATTTCAAAATTTAACTAGACCTCAATTAGCAATGGCTATAGGTAGATTAGGTCATGATTCTAAAATGATATTTTGTGGTGATTCATATCAAATAGATTTAAAAGATAAAAACCATTCAGCATATCATGATATGGCTAAATTAACTTCTTCAAAATATGTTTTTAAAACAGTATTAAATGATAGTCATAGACATAATGCTATAGAAGATTTATTAGAACTACTAAACGGGTACCATTAATTTTTTGTATTTCTTTTATATTTATACCCGAATAACCTAATTTAATTAAAAGATGGCAAAAATACCAATATGGCCTGGATCTTCATCCTTTAGTTCGGGTAAAACTCCTTTTGGATTTTATGATACAGATACAGATTTTCAAACAGATGCTCCTTTAGTAGCTAAATGGTGTGCTAATAGACTAGGTTATCCACTTGTAGATATTGAATTACAAGATGTTAATTTTTTTAGTGCTTTTGAAGAAGCAATAACTGAATATGGTCACCAAGTATATACATTTCAGATAATAAATAACATGTATAGAATTAAAGGAGAAGAAACAGGATCTTTACCTTTAAATCAAGTTTATTTAGATGATTATTATGGTGGTTCAGTTAAACAATTAACAAGTAATCAAAATGCTGGGGGTTCAACTTACAGTGCAGGAGATCAAAGATTATATTCTGCTTCTTTAGATGTTAAAAGAGGTAAACAAAAATATAATTTATTATCTAGTGATGCCGAATTTGCTACTGCTACTATTAAATTTACAGGAGAAGTAGCAGAATCTGAATCTATTTCTATATCAAATGCATTTGGAGCAACAACAACTTTTACAGCTTTTCATAATATAATACCTTCTGGTCAAGAATCAAATACTGATTATGTGTGGCCTAATGTATCTTCTAGTATTACATCTAGTGCTAATCAATTTTCAGCTTCTTCCGCTGTATCTTCTGCACTTTCATTATTTCATGCTATTGAAAGCGGATCTATAGGAGGAACAATAGAAGCTTCTCTTAGTGGTAGTCCTGCTACTGCTATAAATTTAACTCAAACAGTAGAAGGAAAAGCTGGTAATACA